CTATTTATTAAAGCATAAGATATTTGTCCAGAAATAGCATTTGCTTGATTTGCTTGAAATTGTAAATAATCTCCCTCTTCTAATACAAGAACATTGTGTACAGCATTTTCATGAGAATTTTGTGCAATATTTGTATGAAAAAATTTATAAGTAGTTGAGGTAGATGCATCAGTAAAATAATAATTAACTTCTCTTGCTCCACCACTATCATTAGCAACTCCTATTTCTTTTATAATTGCTCGTGATTGTAAATCAATTACTAAAACCGTTGTTAAAGCAGTTGTTGTTAAATCGTATCCTTGATTTTTATATTGTATTGTCATAGTTTAACTTGGTCCACTAAAAATAAACCAAGCAAATGTTTCTTGTTCATTTTTTATGTCATTTTGAAAAGATGTATTTAATTGATTCTGTAAAGTTTCTAATGCTTGATTAATTTGTCTAAAATTATCAACAGTATAAGGTTCTTGTGGTTCAGGTATAAGAATATTTATTTTAGCCATTATGTTTGTGGAGCACTTCCGCCTCTGCCGTCTGGTTGTATATCCACTCTGAATATACCATAACGCCAGTTGTCGTTAAGTGCATCGTTTTCAATTTTTATTGACGCAAGTCTTCCTCGCGCGCGCGTGTCTATCTTATCTGTTGTTGAGGATACTGTAAAGGGTCCCACAGTCGTTTGTCCCTGTGCCGTGGTTGAATCTGCTGGATAAGCTTTAAAAAATAAAGTTACTTTTGTATTACCCTCTATGTATTTAAAGTCAGGAATAAATCTTCTTATTTTAATAAAAAATTCACCATCTCCCTCTATATCTAAATCAAAGTCTCCAGATCTAATAAAAGCAGGTATAGTAATGTTTGTTGTATTTGTGCTTGTTAAATTAATAACTTCATTTACACCTACTTCATGTGCGAATACATAACTACCTCCATTAGTAATACCATTAACTGTAGGAGTATTTGGAGTCAAAGTGCTTATATATTTAGCAGCACTTGGATACTCTAATACGTGAGCATCTTCATATACTGTCCTTGCAAGCGATCCCGTTGTCCATGTTTTTAGTTCGTAATTATAAGTAACAACTCTATCTATTTCTGTTGAAGATGCTTGTGGATAGAACCAGTTAATTTCTGTAAATAAACTATTGTGTCCTGCAAATACTGTTTCACCATTTGTAAAATTAAGTCCCAAAGCATCTCCTGTTGTAGTAAATACAAAGTTCTCAACTGAAGATGATAATGTTTTAACGGTTCCATCAAATACAAAGAAATTACCAGAATCCCCCATCCAATATACAGCACCATCTACAAAGACTGCTGCATGTTGCCCAACACATCCACAATTAGATCCGACTTGACGTATGCTAAATGTAAATGGTGGTCCTACAAATTGCATAGTGTAAGCTGCTTCATCTGTTAAAACTAATATATAATCTTTACCTTTAACAGCGGCTACAATTCTACTACCATTATCTAATCTAAATGTACCTGCAGTGTTTGTAGATGTTGGTTGATATATCTCAATATCCTCTTGATCAGAAAATCTTATAAACATTGGATCTTGAGTAGCTGGACTACCAATAGTTGTTTCTGTTCCAAAATGAATTAAATGCCTATCTCTATCGGATACTCTTGTTAAAACTGAAGCTGTAGGATTACCCGCTACAATAGTTGCACGTGTTGCAACTCCTGTTCCAGCATTTGGATCCCATGAAAAAGTTTGTCCATCTTTAATTGTTGCAATTAATAATTCTCCAAAATTATCCAAAGACCAGTTACCAGCTTCAATAGTTGTGTTAGAAACTGTTCTTGAAGTACCCCAAGTAGATAATCCCCATGTTCCTGCTCCCCATCCATAACCAAGTGTCGCGGTTAATGGGCCAACAATTACATACGGATTTACACTAGCAGAACCTGAGGTTGATGCTGTGCCTGATGAAGTTACAGGCATTGTTATTGTAAATGTATCTGCTGTTGGAACTGTTATAACTTGAAAAGCGTTAGTAAAATCACCAGCTGAAAATCCTGTAGGAGGAGTAACAGATGAAAATATAAATAAGTCTCCAACTGATAAATTATGTGCAACTTTATTAACTGTAACAGTTGCAGAACCAGTGGTTGTATTAAATGTGCAAGAAGTTAACGCTGCGCTTAAAGGTGTAATATCATAAAACACTTCATCAAAAAGAACATATAAAACTTTGTTTGTACCAATAACAACATATCTTCTACCAGTTAAATCAAACCAAGAATGTATGTCTCTGGCCGCACCTACTAGTATAGATGAATTAATTTGTTCCCAACCACCTATTTTTTCAGGTGATCCATATTGAAAACGTACGTTATCTCCATCAATCCAACGTCCCTCTGCTTGAGAGGCTGTATCATTCTTATCAAAGCCTGGAGGTAATGGTATCTTTTTTAATGGCATATTTTTGCCTATTATAACACTTAATTAACTATGTTTAAATGTTACTAATTTATCTTTAATTTAGTTAAATTCTTTTCTTCTCCAATATCTCCTTTTATAAAAATATTGAAAGCCAAACTAATTCTTGTGTTGTCACCTTGTTTAATTGATACCATATGAAGTAATGAAGATGGAAAAAGTATTATATCACCTGTTTTAACAGGAAACCACCAAGATTCTGAATTAAATAAATTATTTTCCTTTATATCTAGTTTGATTGATTGGTAACTATCTTTATAAAAATTAATTTTATCATATTTTTCATCAGAATTTATATATAAAACACCTGAAACTAAAGAATTGAAATGGTTATGTTTATGGTGATATTGATTATTTTCAGTATAATTTAACCAAGACTGAGTAATATAAGGTGTAATATTATTAGAAGAAGATACAATTTTATCAAAATAATCTTTTACTCTTAAATCTAATTCTTTTTTTAAATTCTTAAAAGATTTATCTTCTAATACATAATTATTTTTTGATACAGTATTTCCTGTATTATCATACACAACACTTTTATTATTGTTAACAAACAACAATTCTTTTTCTGTAAAATTTCTATCTAATTTCGATTGATAAATTGGTGTTGGAAATATAGCATTTATATAAGATTTAAACATATTGTTATTTTTTAAACCAAGCTGAAAGACCTAAATGAATTCTTCTATCATAAATATTTTCTTTTGATCCTTTAGTTGCGATATTATTATAATGTAAAAAAACTTGAGCACAGTCTTCGCCTTTAAATACATCTCTCCAATGTTCTAATTCATTTCCACGATAGACTAACATATCTCCTGGTTTTAAATTTACTTTTATTCCTTTTGTATTTTTAGAAACATATCCTTTACCTTCAATATTCTCTCCCATTTTAGGATTTGGTTCAATAAATATTGGCCATGAATCTCCACCTAAATTTAATGTGGTAGATATTTCACAAGAAAATCTATCTTTGTGACGATGTAATATATCTCCTTTTTTATAAATTCTTGCATAAGAATAATTTGGATTTAATTTTAATCCTGTTGTTTTTTCCATAATAGGTTGAACTAATAATAACAAAGTTTCCATTGCAATATCAGCATAGTGGGAATAAGTATTAGGTACCTGTTGATCTGTCCATACTCCAAACTCAGTTGTAAATGGAGAAATATACCTTGCATCAAACATTGTTTTTGCAACTTGTCTTTTCATTAAAAAATAATTGTAAATAAAATTTGCAATCTTTGGATCTATTGCTTTTTCAATTACTGTAAATCTATCTTTTTTAAAATTATATTTAGTCATTATATGTTTACCTTTGCCATTTCTTTCGGAACTGCTTGTATATTAAAATGAATAAATCTAAATGGTTCTTTACCATGATCTACTACAAATTCATGTTCCATATATCCTGGAAAAAATAAAAGCACCCCAGGTTTAACTTTAAAGTGTACAAGTTCTGTACCATGGGTGATTTCATCTTGGTTTTTAAGTTTTAATTTTGTACAACGTGCACCTGTTCTAGGTTCATGAAATATTGGATAAGACGTATTTTCACTTGCTTTAAGAAAATAAAACCCACACACATGTTGATTGTGATGAATGTGTGCAGAATGATTACCACCACCATTTTTAGCAAATTCTTGTACCCAACTTTCAGAAAAAAAAGTAGTATATTGTTGCATGTCAAACCCTTGCCAATCTAAAAATTCAAAAGCTTTTTGATTTACATAATTATGAAAATCTTTAAATTTAGTATCATTTATTAAGGTTGTTGAATGATAGGCCGTTCCAAAATCATTAAATTTTTTTATATCTTCTTTTCTTAATTCTCTAGCTTCTTTAATATATTTATCAGTTGCTTTAATAAGCGATTTTAAAAAATCTTTTTTTTCTTCAAACCAAAATGGTGTTTTAAAATATTCTTCTATAAACATATTATTTAAATGGATATCCTAAATTCCAAACAACTAAAGAATATCTTGTTCCTTTCGTTACTGGTTGTACTCTATGCCATACAAAAGAAGGAAACACAACGATAGAGCCTTTAGGAAGTATTTCTTTTACTGTTATTAAATGTTTATCTTCATCTCTCATATGTGGATCATAATTTCTGCAATCAAACTGTAATTCACCACCGGTATATTCTGAACCATCTGTTAACTGACAAGTTACAGATAATTTTCTAATTTTACCATGAGTATTTATATCTTCTGGTTTGTTATAAGGCATATGCCAAGAATCGCAATGCCAATCATAATATTGATTTAATTTATATTTTGTAAACTGACATGATTCAGAAGAATCCCAATCAAAATTCCATCCAGCTGATTTATTAGCTTCATGTATATAAGGTTGTATTTCTTTATAAATCCATTTATCATTTAACCATACAATATTAGAATTTCTTCTTTTTTTTAAATCTACAATTTCTTCTTCTTTTAAAGGATTATCTTTTAAATTTCTATCTACACCTAATCCACCAGTAATAGCTAAATCTTCTTGATGACTTAATCCATATTTAATAACATCATCACAAAACTTAGGAGTTAAGGCTGATTTAAAATACCAATAATAATTAGATAAAGTCATAAGTAGTTGTTAATATAAAATTTAATTGATCCGACATATTAGTAGTTATGTGATATGTCTGTGTAGAAGGAAACATTACAAAATCATTATTATTTAATAATATCTCCCAACTTTTTCCTTTTCTTCTATTAGAATCATATTCTATAAATACTTTACAAGAATCTTTTCCAACATTAACTCCATATAACATTACATAGTCAGGTGAATTTCTTAAATCTACTGGATCTATTTGTAATAATGAATGTGAATATTGTCTTGGTTGATATATATCGCCAATTGTTTCTTTATGAACTAAAGAAAAATTATATTTTAAATATATGTGTTCTCGTAGATATGTTTGTAACATATCCCAAGCTTTAGAAAATGAAAATTGTTTATTATAAATTGTATAAGATAAAATATCTTTAGTTAATATTTCTCTGTCAATTTCAAAACCTTTTGGCATTTCTATTTGCCCAAAATACAAATCTATTTCTGATAGTACTTTCTTTTGCATATATACAAAAGTATATAATATATTTTTATACTTAAATCAAATATAATTAAGAAACAAATAAATTACAAGACTGATTTATCTCATTTCAGTTATAACGCCATTTATTTGCAAAATGTGCCATAATTTTTATTGAAATTTATATCTTATAATAACAACTCCAGATCCTCCAGCAGCAGCGTTTCCACCACCACCTCCGCCTCTATTTTCAGTTCCTGCACTTCCAGCAGCCCCTCCTCCAAAAGTAGGTGTTCCTGCGCCTCCAGGCGAACCTCCGCCTCCGCCAGAATAGCCTAATGGTCCAGGCGCTCCCGGTGAATTTCTTATTGCTGTACTTGCTCCAGCTCCTCCAGCAGAAGGAGGTCCACCTCCAGCCGCTGTTGCTCCACCTCCGCCACCACCTGATCCGAAAGGACCACCACTTGCTCCTCCTGGTTGTCCTTGTGGAGGACTTACTGGGGGTGTATTTCCTGCTCCACCACAACCTGAAACTCCGCCACCACCTGAACCTCCTGGTCGACCTGGGTTACCTACTCCTGTGTAATTTTCTCCACCTCCACCACCTGTTGATGTAATAGTTGAAAATATAGAATCATTTCCGGGCACACCTCTAAAAGATGCTGGAGTTCCAGCTGCCCCACCTCCTCCAACTGTAATTGGATAAGCTCCACCAGGAACTCCTAATCCTTGTGAGGCTACTAGAGGAGAAGCTGTATAAGGTGCTGTTGGATTTTTACCTTCTCTAAATCCTCCACCGCCTCCACCACCTCCTCCAGGAATTTGTGTAGCTACTCCGCCACCACCTCCTCCTGCTACTACTAAATAATTAACTAGTCCACCTTTAGTTACTGTAAAAGTTCCAGGGCTTGTGAATGTATGTATTTTAAAATCACCATCAGTTGTTACAGTTCCACCTGTTGCAGCAACAATTAAACCAAGTCCACCACCAAATCCAAATCCTCTTGCTGATGCAGATCCGCGTGTTGAGTATAAAGGCATATGTTATATTTTATGTTATGTGATTAACTATTTCCCAAGACTGATTTGTTTCATTCCAATTGTATACCCATAAATGAGTATTAGCTGTATTTTGATCAATTTGTTCTTGAGTCAATGTTGGTGCATCACCAATAGGTGATTTCCATGTTGCAGTTGGAATATGTTTTACCCATGAAGGATAAGGTTTTGGTGGCCAAAAAATTTGAGTTTCTTCACCCCAAGTATATCCTTTACCTGCATAATTTCCTCTAAAAGGAGTTCCACCAAGTCGATGTTGATTAGATACTGTGTTATAAGAAGTTTGAATCCACAAATGAGCTGGCCAGTTATTATGTTTCTCTAAATATTGTTGACCAATTAATTCATCCTCAACTCCAGAAGCATTCAGCATGTCACTGTTGTTTAGTGTTAATACTGTTAAAACTTCTTTTTTTTCGTTTATTTTTGCAAAATGTGCCATATTTATTTCCTATTATACTTTATTGTTATTGAAATTTATACCTTATTACAACTATTCCTGATCCACCAGATCTTTCTGCAGGAGCAAAAGTACCTCCTCCACCACCTCTATTAGTTGTTCCATCTAATCCTGGTTGATTAGCTCCGTAACCTCTGCCACCAGTTCCACAAGGACTACCTGCTGCCCCAGATAAACCAAGAGCTGCGTTTGCCCCTCCTCCTCCACCACCAGCATAAGCTAAAGGACCACCCGTAATTGAAGTTGTAGTACCAGCACCACCTCTTCCCCCTGGATTATTTGGTCCGTTATTTGGTGCTCCTATTTCTGTTGCACCACCTCCTCCAGAATCACCTTGACCATTAACACTAGGACCACCATTAAATCCTTGTGGAGGACTTACCGGAGGTGTATTTCCTGATCCACCACCACCACCACTATTACAACCACCACCAGAACCACCAGGTCCACTTCCTCTTGCACCTCCACCTGTTGATGTTATAGTCGAAAAAATTGAATCATTTCCTTTAACAGATACTAATGATCCACCTCCAACAGTTATTGGATAAGATGTTCTTGTAATTGTTAATCCCGTTGCAGCTGCTTTTGGAGAAGCTGTGTAAGAAGGTGTAATGTCTCTTCCTTCTCTATATCCACCCGCTCCATGGCCACCACCAGCTACTACTAAATAAGAAACTGTATTTGGACCGCCTAATGGATTAGTTGGTCCCTTTCCTACATTAGTAACTTGAAAAGTTCCTGGTCCTGTAAATGTATGAATTTTATAATCTCCGGAAGTTGAAATACATCCTCCTGTTGCTACAGTAAAAAGACCTCCAGCTCCACCACCAAATCCAAATCCTCCTGCTGACGCAGCTCCACGTGTTGAGTATAAAGGCATTACAAAATCTCCTTAATTAAATTGAGTCTGTGATGCTAAAATTGTATATGCTGGGGTTGTTGATGTTTTAATTGCAGTAAATGAATAAACATCTATCCCTGCATTACCTGATGTTGGGGCAGTTCCCCCTTGATATTCAAGCGTAACGTTAGTAGATGAACCGTCAATTGTTATTGTTGAAACATAAAAAGTAGTGTTTGTATTTAAGAAAGCACCTGTTACAGATTCTCCAACAGATAACATATTAGTTAAAGATGTAGAAGAACTACCTCTTAAATTTATTGTAAATTGACCTGTTGCCACTGTCGTGTGATAAAGAACAGCTTGAGTTAAAAAATCGTAATTAATTGTTCCAGTAGATGCTACTGCTGTTACAGTTACTTTTTCTTTTACTGCTTGAATTTTTCCAGTACCAAGAAACGTTACTGCGCCAGTTCCTTTTGGAATAAAATCTAAACCAATATTAGTATCACTTCCTGATGCTGTAAAAGTTGGATCATTTCCAGTTGCAGCATTTGCAACTGTTACTTCATTAACTGCAGAAGCTGTTGCTGTAAATATAATTTGTTCATTACCATTGCTATCATCAATTTCATTAATAATAGGAGATGTTAATGTTGGTGTTGTTAAAGTTTTATTAGTTAATGTTTGTGGGGCTGTAAGATTTACAACTCCTAAATCAACTGCATCTGTTCCATTTAAGTAAACTAGTTTAGTTGTTTTATCAGCTGCTCCAAATATTGCAGAAGCTCCACCTACTTGATTTAAAGCAAGAGTAAATGCACCTGATGTGCCGTTTTCTAAAATATATGTTTTTTCAATACCACTTGCAACAAACACTGTGCAGTTTGCAGTAATTGTTCCTGTAAATTTAATAACAGCATTTCTAGCATCTGATATTGTAGCATCAGTCATTGCTAAAGTTGTGTTAGTTGACGTAAGTGCTATTGATTGAAAACCTGCAATAGCTTGTTGTAAAAGGTTTAAATTTGTATTAGTTTTTGTTCCCCATGTACCCGAGTTTTCACCCGTAGCCATTAGTTCTAGCTTAAGATCTGTAGAAAATGTTGATGCCATAAGAATTCCTCTTAAATTTTAAATATATCTAATTTTAGTTTCATTAAGCTGCTATGTCAACCACACTCCAAGTATTAGTTACCCCTATATCTACAACTGCCCAAGCCGCTATAAACACACGTCCTGTAGAAGTTGTAGCACTTACACCAGTTGGACTTACTGTAGATAAAACCTCACCTGAAGCAGCTCCAACGCTTACACTTAATAAATTTGTAGATATTGAAACAATAGTATTAGGTACAGCATCTTCATTGCCTAAACCCACTGTTAATAGATTAGTATTTGCTGTAATATTGGCATCTGCAGTAACTTGAGCAATTGATGTTAAAGTTAATGTTAATAAATTAGTTGATACAAAAACCTCAACTCCTGGAGTAGCTTCTTCTTCAGCACCTTGAGATATAAACATACCACCAATATTGCCCCACGAACCATATCCCCAACTAGCTGAACCCCAAGGTAAATTACCAGGTGAAGTTACTTCAACATCAACATCTAATTTAGTTAATACTGAAGCTGCTGTAACGTTTAAAATATTTGTAATTGCTGTTACGTTTGCATCGCCTATTAGTGAAAGAGCCCCTGTTGAAGTATTTGATTGAACTCCTGTTAAATTAAGAGATCCTGTACCTTCAATTGTTTCTTCACCTAAATCAGCAGAAGAACCAGTAATTTGATTCCAAGCATATTGTCCAAAAGCTCCTTGTCCCCATGTTGTTGGAGCACCAGGAGTTGTAACTTCTACAATTACATTTTCCCCTGCAAAAACAGAATTGACAGTTGAATTTAATTGAACTCCAGTAACCTCACTTATAAAATTTGCTTGAGCAGAAACAGTACCAGTAACTGCGTTTAATAAATTTGTAGATAATACAACACTAGCACCGGCTTCAATTAATTCTTCTCCTGTCTCTACTTGAGCACCAGTAATTTGTCCCCAAGAATAATTTCCGTATGTAGATTGTCCCCAAGTTGTAGGTGTGCCGGGTGTTGTAACAGATACTGTTACACTTTCAAAATCTTGACCCCAAACTAATGAACCCCAAGTTAATCTTCCCCAACCTTCAGAATTAAATGCATCTACTGAACCAATAGAAATATTTGTGACATTGTCGCCACCAAAAGATAAAGAGCTCCATGTGCCTGCTCCGTAGGCTGTTAGGCCAGCTGACGATACTTCTACTGTAATATCTGCCACCTGGCCCTCCTAAAATTAAGCGATTCTTAATATAGCTGCTGCACTTGTGAATGCTGGAAATAAAATTGTAAATGTTCCTGATGTTGCAGTTTTAACAGCACCAAAATCTAATACACACACTGCTGCATTACTACCGAATGAAGTATTATAAATTACTGCACCCAATGCACTTAGTGTAACTCCTGTAAAAGATAAATCTGCGAAATCTACTATTCCTACTGAACCATCTAATGAAACTGTTTGTCCTGTTAATATTCCACCACCTGCAGTATATGTTCCTGTAGCCACAACTTCATTTGTTGAAGTGTAAACTGTAGTTGTTGCATTTAATACTGCGTTTGATTGATAAAGTGCTAATTTAAAAACTTGTCCTGAACCAGAATCAAAATCGTGCGCTGCACCTAATAGTTGTGATTTAAAACTATTACAAACCGCTTGGTCTATTGCTAATGTCATAATTATTCTCCTATAAATTTATTATGGTGATGGTGACGGTACTTTTATTCGTAACGTTCCATCTTGATACTCGTCTCTACGTCTTCGACCTGTTTGTTCTAACGTAAATCCTTGTAATGCCATATTATACTTCTCTTGATACAGTTTGTACATATCCATAGGTCCTTTTAAATATGCAAAAGCTTCTACTAAACAAGCATACAACAATAATTCTGGTGCATTAACAGAAATATAAGTTTCTGTATTTGTTACACTTAAACCATCCGGAGTGTAAATATAATCTAATTCTACTACAAAATTTGAACTTGGTGTAGGAGCTACTTCAATAGCATTTTCTCTAAATGTAGCATAATACTTAGGAAAACCAGCAGATCCTGATGAATTATATTCTGTTATAAACGTATCATCTCTTGGTTCTAGTGATACTTGAATACCTGATGTATTTGTAGCAACAACTGAACGAACAATTAAAGCTCTTCTTGATGTTGTTGAGCCTGAAGACTGTGGGGAATCAGGAAGTAATAAATATTTATTATTAGCTGTAAATGTAGATGTCGCGTACTCGCGCGCGTAGTCTGCGTCTGCTTCTCTAAATATTTTAAATTCAGCATCTCTAATAAAACCATCTACAATAGTAGCTGTTAAAACTTCAGAACCTACTTCTGTATAATCTCTAATTTTTTGTACTAACTCTGCGTATGTCATTTTATGTTATGTTAATAGTTACTTCACCTACACCTGTGTAAGCTGCTCTTCTTGTATTAATAATATCTCCACTTATACCTGGTTGCATTCCATTTGAAACATATTGTCCTGGCCAATAATATAAATCTAATTGTACATCACAAGCACCACCAGGTCTTACATCTGCTCTTGGAAATTGTAATGCTTGAGCATCTCCACCTTGAGATCTAAGTTCTAACTGAGGTTGTTTAGCCTCATACTCTGAAAAATGTACTAATGAACCATTCCACTCTTTAACCATTTCAAGATAAGGAAATTGCATTCCTGATCTATCTGATATGGCTAGTGATCTTTTACCTTTAGCAAATACTGGCATAAATTATCCTTGAGGAAAATAAGTTTGTGGTGATATGTATAAACTAGTTCTTTGTCCATCTTCATCCAAAGCTCTTTTAAATTCATCTTCATAAGCCATTTTTAGTAAATCAATTCTTTCAGGAGATCTTTTTTGTGCTAAATAATAAGCAAGTCCTGAAACCATACATGGTATAAATCTATAAGGTAAATCTGCGTCATTAGTATAAGAACCCGCATCTTGAATTCTTTGAATATAATAATATTTTAAAAATTGATAAGTAATATTATCAGGAGCAAGATATAAACTAATAGTAGGAGTTATCTGTCTATCCACATAATATTGTGAGGGCTGACCAGTTTGTCCTTTGTTAGGAAGCGCAGCATAAGTTGATCTATCAATTTTAGTTAAAGATAGATCTGTTGTTGATGTTGTAATACCTGATGTTGAAGATACATAAGCCTCTAAAACATCGCTACAATCACTTGGTGTTGCATAAGTAATTGTACCTGCAGTTAATGCTTGATTTTTTAATTCTACTTTCCAAAGATGAACTCCTCTATTACCCCATTCAGAAAACAATATATTTAAGCTTCTTCTAGCTGACTTGATGTCATAACCAGAATTAGATCGAATGCCTATTCTTTCATAAGCCTCTTCTACAATCTCATCAATTGATAAGTTAAAATCTGTTGTTCCTGATGTAGCCATTTATATTAAATCTCCATAATATTTTTTTTGATGCGGTTTAGTATAAATCATACCACCTTTACTTTTTTCTGTTGGTTTTTCTTCTACTGTAGTTTTAAATTCTGCTGCTTTATATCCAGTTCTTTCTTCTGG